TCGTTAACAAGTACAGCTTTTAGGCTTGAATGTAATGCTAATGATTCGGCAAGTGGTGGTGATCTAACTCTTTATCATCATCGAAATTCAGCAGCAGGACAGGATAATGACATTATTAGCACTATTTATTACAGAGGAAAAAATGATAATGGAACACCTGCTGATGTTGATTATTCAGCGATTGAGACAAAAATAATTGATGCAAGCGATGGAACAGAAGACGGACAGATCAATTTCAAAGTACAAAAAGCAGGAACTTTAACAACTCAATTCTCTATTGATGCAACTGTTTCTACTTTTGCAACGTCTGTCACTTTAAGCGAAGGAGCAACAATAGCGGATGCAAAAGACATTGCTTTAAATACAAGCACAGGAACCAAGATTGGTACTGCGACAGGTCAAAAGCTAGGTTTTTGGAACGTTACACCTGTTATTCAACCCAGTGCAATTGCAAATATTACAACGACTGCAAGTTCTGGAACCTTACCAACTCCAGATGGAAGCATAACAATTTCAAACGCTGCTTCACCTACAAATGCTGAACTGCTTGAGTATTGCACTGAGCTTGAGAGCAAGTTGGAAAGTGCGTTAGCTGCTCTGCGTTCTGTTGGGATAATTGCAACTTAAGAACTAAGTGCAAAGGCAACAATGCAACTAAACCCATAAAAAGGATTAGGGTAGTATGAGTAAGAGCTTTTAAAATTGCTTCTTGTACCATGCAAAAAGTTTTAAACATTATTAGTGTAGTCTCTTTTGTTCTCGTAGCAGCGATTACTGGTGGTGGGGTATTTGGGTATCTTTGGATAACTAATGAAGATAACCAGAAAATGCTTCAAGATAAAATTACAGAAAAGGTAATAGGTTCAATCAAGATGCCAAGTCTTTCAAGTCCTGCCCTCCCTACTGCTCAACCAAAAGCTGCTGGAAGTGCTGGTGGATTTAGTATTCCTAAGTTTTGACAGAGATCCCAAGAATAGGAGTTAATTCTATTGGGATTGAGTCAGTTAGAACTTATATCATTAACGCTCCGACAATTAATACACCTAATGTTCCTGTTGTCTTGCCAATGGGATTTCCTGTCGTAAATATTCCGGGCTGTGTTGAAGCAAGAAGGTCTTATGAAAATGAGAACTTAGTTACTAATGATCCTGATGGAAATTTAATTCTGTGCGATGCCCAATATCCGTCTTATGACGCAATGAATTTCACGCCTGAAGAGTTGATCTATACAGAAGAATCAAAACCTCAACGATTTGAAGAACCAGAAACACCAGCACAAGATCCACCACCTCCGGCAAAGATAGAAGATTGTCCTCCAGTTGGAGCCGCAGAGATTGGAACAAAAATAGAGGATGGAAAAAAAGAAATAACTGGGTATCAGTTAATTGGAAATAAATGTATTACTCAATATAAGAAACTAACAATGCAGCAACAGATTGTTAATGCAATCCCTTCTCCTCCGCAGGTTGTTTCTACTACTGGTATTACTCTTATTGCCACTTCTGCCGCTTTGGCCACGCCTCTCTTGCTTCGTGTGGTCAAGCCAATAGTTAAACAAATAATCAATAAGTTGAAAAAGAAATTAACAGGTAAAACTGAACAGCTATCACTAAGAGAAAGAAGATTAAAGCAAAGAGAACTAACTGCATCTATTCGGGCTTTGAGGAAGATGAAGAAGTAATAGGTGCGATGTTATGTCTGTGAGGAAGAACCTGCCCCATCTTTGGCAAAACTAAAACGTCTTCACACAAAGAATAAAAAACAGAATTTTTAGCAAATTCAATCCCTGATTTCTTGAGTGCGCCACATTCTTTTAAACGAGCGACATGCCAAGATAATTCTTTGTCTTTTAGTATTTGTTCTTGGATTCCTATTTGCGTGTCAGCAGCTCTCTTACATCTTTTCTGTAAAGAGTTGTCTAATGGAAGACTAAATGTAACTGAAAATCCCCAATTTAAACTTACTGAATCTTTCTGACCTGTCCTTACTCTTTGGTGGTAAAGAATATCTCCCTCATCTGAATAGACTGGCGAATCATACCAGTATTCTTTAGGAAGTTGTTGCTGAAAACTATCAGTCAAGAACGGTGAGGCTGTGAGCATTGGGCCTTGACACACAATTCCATTACCGTATTGGTTCTGAATCATATTTCCTTGCAAAGATTGTATTGCCATGTTTGTCACAGAACCGCTAGAATTGGCTACAGGAGCAGCAGTTTGAGAGGTATTTGCTAATACTTTTAAAGGGTTAAGTGCAAAGATTATTGAGAGAATGTAGAGGTAGTTTCTGTAACGCTTTCTACCTGAGTTGTACGAGTTATGTTTGTTATATTTGAGAGTCCCGGTCCTTGGTAAGAAGTTTGAAGTTGAAAGGCTGCCCCTGCATTTTTGATTGATACATTTGGCATTGTTGTGAGATCTGCTCCAGTCCATTTGTAAGTCGTTCCATTTACAGTTTGATTAACAGTCGCAGGATTAGGCAGCATTGTCGATCCATCTATTTCTAAATTCGTCCCATTAATTGTTAGAGAATGACCAGTATTATAATCTGTTGATACAATATTTTCTGTGATATTTTGAGTGGTACGTGTGACGGCTGACATGGACCCGCTAGAAAAGTTTGGCACAACTGGCACTGCTATGACTGGTTTTTGCCAGCTATTTAATAACAACAATAGCAGCAAATAACGCTTCATCTATGTATGTCCATGTAATGCTTCCACATTAGGAAATTAAATCCTGCAATAAGTATGCAAGCGAGAAAACAAACAAGAATTGGAACGTGCATCAGTCCACCACCGATTCAACTATGGTCTGAGCTGTGCAACTAGATCCAGCTCCCATCGTGCCAGCACAAGTATGAACACCTGAGCTTAAAGAAGTTATCGTCCCACCTGAAACTCCTCCAGAACCAGTAACAGTAACCCCAAGTGACGGGAGTGCAGGAACAACGCCACCTGTAACAGTAGTTGCGCTTTGAATAGAATCACCAACCACCAGACTTTCGGTCACGCTTACCGCTGATCCTGCTGTAGTTATCGTGAAATCCGTGTCTACAATCGCTGGAACTCCTGAAGTCACTGAATCAGCAGTTAATCCTCCTATTGCTCCAGAAGTAGTAGTACCTCCAACCGTCGTGCTCGGAGTTACGTTATTACCTGTAACGCTGTAAGTCGTTCCAATTCTTTCAGCAGAACTATAAGCAGCGTCAACTTGGATTTTTGCTGACGTAGTAATTGAGTGCCGCATATCGGCCTGTACTGGACTCGCTAGTAAAAGCAAGATTAGAAATTTTTTCATTCCTTTAGCCTCCCAGTAATAGGATCTACATCCTTGCCAGTAATGGGATCAGTCTTTACAACTTCAGCCCCGTTAATGGTTAAAGGTGTTTGCACTCTAATGATTTGCTCAGTTTGCTGTGTATTGCTTTTTGCAATCATGGCTTCCATATCTTCTTTGCTCACGCCGTTGCCTTTGCTTTTATCTTTAGCTGTAGCAAGGCCAAAAGTCGAAAGGGCTCCTGTAAAAACCGAAGCTATAAATGTGGGATCAAAATTCTGTTTTTGGAAGCCGGGCAAATCTACGTATGCAAGAGTCAAAATAAATCCGCTCCAAATGACAATTCCGAGTCTGACAGCAACTCCGACCAGTGCCACCTGTTCGTCCTTATCGGGTGTGATTTCCTGAAGTTTGCCAAGAACACCTTTTCCTTTTTTTTCGAGTGGTTTGGTTTCTTCTGTGTTTTCTGGCATAGTAAAGTTTTAATCTCCCTAAGATTAAATGAATGAAATCATTGCCGCAACTATTGGTGCAGCCGTTTCTATTCTGCTAGTAGCAATTAACAATATGACGGCCAGAAGGGATCGAGATATTCGTGAAATATTTAACCGATTAAATCGACTTGAAAAGGATGTTGCTTCAAGTATGCCCAGAAAAGATTGGCGAAATAGATAAACGTTGTTATCTTGAAGTTGAGAGTTTTGGCGAGAACTCTCTGCATAGTCGAAGAAAAGCAAAAGCGGTTGGAATAGCTTTCAGTTACCCCATGGCTGAAGGCTATTTTTTATGCTTAGTTTCTCATCCTAGAAGCTTCTTGTTTTTCTCTTTCATTTCTTAAACTGTAATATGCAGCAAAAGATATAAATTCATCCTCACTAAGTTCACAGCGAAGACGACTAACAGTCATTTTTAATTCTGTTGCAAGGAAGAACTCGAAATTTAACCAGTTATCCCCCCTTAATCGTTTTTTACCTCTTCTATATCACTATTCTCTCCAACTTCAAAAAGAAAGCCCTCAACCCTTGCTAGCTCCTTCTCAGGCAATTCTCTTTGTAACTTTGGAACATCAGCCATTGAAAAAGCTTTTGATCCATCTTCTAACTCTGCCATTTGGCAAAGGAAAGCGGTACTCATTCTATAGCCATCATCTGTACCTAATGTGTCCATGACACGCAAACGATCTGATCTCGTTAAAGGTTTAAAATATAAATCTTCAAGTGGTTCTCCGTTCTCATCATTGATCGTAAATTTACGTCTGGAGTTAAGATCAAAAGAAGAAACCCATCTATCGACGAGTCTCGACTTTTTAGGAGAAGGAGTTGCTGTCATTAAACACTAAGAGTAGGCGCACCATTAAAGGTAAAAGAAACACTAACTGTTTCTAGCTCACCAACGCTAGCACCATACTCAGCACCCGTCACTAGTATGCTTCCCGTAATCTTTTTACCGCCAGATTCATCAAGATATAGCTCAACGAAAGCATTGGCAGGGTCGTCAGTTGTTACAACCTCTTTTATAAGGTCTAACTTGTCACCTGAACCGGGTGCATCATACAGAACTTCAATAGATCCATTACCGCCAAGCATCCCGCCAATAAAAGCATGACTTGTGTCGCCATGTGCATCTACTGAAAGAGATTCTTTCGTTAAACTTGAAGACCATGAACGAATAGCAGCGATTTCTGAAACGCCACCAGAGGCATCTTTGTCAAATTTGACAGTGCCTTGTTGTCCTCTATAAAAAGCCATAATTAAATGTCTAGGGAAATTGCTCCGTTAGTAACGAAGTTGCAAGTGATTACTTCAACTTCTCCAACGGTAGCGGAATAATCAGCAGAAGTAATAACCCCA